GGTCACGGATGATGTGTTGTCCTTCCTGATAAATGCCTACAAACTTGGCATTGCGAACGCTTCTATCATGCTGGACTACAGCTTGTCGGTAAATGTCAACCTTATGGAGTATGCAATCTACCAGACGATTGACGGTAAGGACTTTGCTGACCGGGTAGCCGCTCATGTGATTGCCCGTGACCTGCAAGGTCTACAGACCCTTGTAGAGTCTGAGTATCACAGAGTCTACAACGCTGCGGTTCATGATGGTGCTACCACTTACGTGGACGAAGGAAACCTTGGCGTAAGCAAGACCTGGTACACGGTGAGGGATGACAAAGTGCGGGAAACGCACAGTTATCTGGAAGGGCGTACCGTGTCCCTGGAAGAAGAGTTCTTCACCTTTGATGGTGACCATGCCCCGTACCCTGGGGGCTTTACGAAAGCGGAGAACAACGTCAACTGCCGCTGTATCGTGAAATTACAACCTGGCTAATAGCGGGGCAACCCGCTTGAAGTGGTGAGGGAACACCTTAAAACGCAAACTCATGACAAGAGGATAAAACGGAAAACAGAGTGGAGTGAACCACCGATTAAACGCAAGGAGGACTTTATTATGAGTTATTTGAGTGATTTGCTGGGTACTGCCTACAAGGAAGGTATGACCGAAGAGGAAATCTCTGCTGCCCTGGAAACTGCAAACTCCGGGAGCGAAGCGGAGGTAAACCGCCTGAAAGCTGCCTTGTCTAAGGCGAACTCCGAAGCTGCGGACTACAAGAAGCAGTTGCGGACTAAGCAGACGGATGATGAAGCCAATGCTGCCGCTCAGAAAGAAGAGCATGACAAGCTGGCGCAGGAGAACACGGAGTTGAAGCGGTCTATCGCCCTCTCTGAGAAGAAGGCAAAACTCCTGGCTATGGGGTACGATGAAACCTTGGCTACTGAAACCGCTACCGCTATGGTGGACGGTGACATGGATAAGGTCATGGCAAACCAGAGCAAATATCTTGAAGTCCAGAAGAAGAACATCCAGGCTGACCACATGAAAAAGACCCCTCGCCCTGCGGGTGGTTCTGAGGAAACTGGCGGCGTGGACTATGCGCAGAAAATTTCCGAAGCGCAGGCTGGCGGCAACCTTGCCGCAGTAGCCTACTATACACGTCTGCAAGCCCAGGAAGCGGCTGAACAGACTACTGAAAATTAAGAAAGAGAGGTAAATCAAAATGGCTGACGTTTTTGCAACCAGTTTTGGTGTTCTGAACTACAGCGGTATGCTCTTCAACAAGGGCAATACCCGTACCCCGCTTTCCTCCATCATCGGCGGTAAAGCGAAAACTACCAACCACGTAGAGTTCGTTACCGGGCAGGAGTATTCTGCTGGCGGTGACGGTTCTCAGCCTGAAATCTCTGAGAACGCTTCCCTGACTGCCCCGGAAGCAAGCGTGGTGACCCGTGAGCAGAAAACCAACGTGACCCAGATTTTCATGGAGAGCGTTGGCGTGTCCTACGCAAAGCAGTCCAACATGGGTACTCTGTCTGGTGTCAACATCGAGAACCAGGCGGCGAACCCTATCAACGAACTGGACTTCCAGGTCGCTGCCAAAATCCAGAAGGTCAACCGGGACATTGAGTACACCTTCATCAACGGTGTGTTCAACAAGGCTACGAAGGACTCTGAGGTCAACAAGACCCGTGGTCTGGTCAACGCTATCAGTTCCAACGTGACCGCTATGGGTAAGAAGCCCCTGGGTCTGTGGGACATTGCGGACATGGTGAAGAAAATCTACGGTGCGAACGCCCCTACGGACGGTCTGTGCCTGTGGTGTGACGCTATCACCCTGTTCCAGATTAACGCAGACGCAGTACAGAACGGTCTGACCGTTGTGCCTGCTGCCCGTGACATTAACGGTATCTCCCTGTCCAGTGTGGTTACTCCTATCGGGGTTGTCTACCTGTACCTGGGTGAGTGTCTGCCTGCGGGTACTGCGCTCCTGCTGAACCTGGACGTTCTCGCCCCTGTGTATCAGCCCGTCCCCGGCAAGGGCAACTTCTTCCTGGAGCCGCTGGCTAAAGCGGGTGCTGGTGAGAAGTATCAGCTTTTCGGTCAGATTGGACTTGACCACGGCCCTGAGTGGTATCACGGCAAGTTCACTGGTATCAGCACTGACTTTGAGAAGCCTGCCTACAGCCGTAGCGTGTACGTGGCTGGCGGTACGATTGAGACTACCGCTAAGTCCTAAGTCTGAGGAAGGAGAGTGGACAGTATGGACGATACTGAAAAGCTGACAATGCTGAAAAGCATGACGGGTGAAACAGACGAAAACGTACTGTCCACCTATCTGACTTTGGCAAAGGGCGTGGTTCTTTCTAAAGCCTACCCCTATGGTACTGGGGAGGAAGAAATTCCTACCCCGTACCATACGGTTCAGGTAGAAATTGCCGCCTATATGCTGAACAAGCGTGGTGCGGAGGGTGAAACCGCACACAGCGAGAATGGCGTGTCCCGCTCCTATGAGGACGGTGACATTCCTCCCTCTCTGTTGCGGAGAATTACCCCGATGGCGGGGGTGGTATCGTGAAACTGATGAAGCGAAACCTTGTCCCCGTCCACTACTGCCTATATTCAGAAAGTGTTCCGCTTACGGATGATGACGGCTATGAAACTGGCGAAAAGGGAGTAGGCTACGGAGAACCCGTCCAGATGATGTGCAGCGTGTCCCCGGCTACGGGGTACGTGCAGGTCAATATGTTCGGCAATTTGGAGTCCTACGACAAAGTTCTCATTACGGATGACATGACCTGCCCCATTGACGAGAACACGGTCTTGTTTATCGACAAAGACCCTGAGTTCGTGGATGGGAAGCCGAAGTTCGACTACACGGTCAAACGGGTAGCGAAGTCCCTGAACAACATATCGTATGCGGTGAGTAAGGTGAAGGTGTCGTGAGTAAGAGGGTTATCAAGGTACAGCCTAATGAGAAGAGCATAGACAAGGCTATCCAGGCTCTTAAAGACTACAAGAAGTGGTTGCTGGAAAAGACGCAAGAGTTTGTGAAAGCCCTGGGTGAAGAGGGAGTGGAAATCGCTTCCGTGAAGTTTGCCAACGCCCAGTATGACGGCACGAATGACGTTTCCTGTCAGGTTGAGGACAGGGGGCAAAACAAGATTGCGGTCATGGCGATTGGCGGCGCAACCCTTTTCATTGAGTTCGGTACTGGTGTCCGATACCCCGATACACACCCCGAAGCTGCGGAAAACGGTATGGTTCGTGGAGAGTACGGCTATAAGTTGGGTCGGTTGGCAAACGGCTGGCGGTACAGCGGTGACCCTGGTACGAACGGTGAGGTTATCACTGAGGGGAAACACGCTGGTATGGTTCACACCTACGGCAACCCTGCCAACATGAGTATGTATCTGACAGTGAGAGAGTTGGAGGATAAGTTTGAGGAAATAGCAAGGAGGGTCTACGTATGATTGATTGCGAGAATGAGGTCTATACCCGTATTGCGAAAGTCTTACGTGAGAAATTCCCTGGCATTGACCTGACCGGGGAGTATCTGAAAGCCCCGCCTGCTTTCCCTCATGTGAGTATCACGCAGAGTGATAATTCTGTTGTATCTGAGCGCATGACCGGGACTGCTGAAATGGCGCAGGTCATGTTTGAGGTGAATGTGTACTCCAATAAGACGGAGGGCAAGAAGTCTGAGTGCAAGAAGATTATGAAGGTCATTGATGACGTGATGTTCAGCATGAACTTTAAGCGGATGGCACTCACTCCCGTTCCGAATATGGAGGACGCAAGTATATATCGGCTGGTAGCCCGGTACAGGGTTATGACCGATGGGAAAAATTTTTACAGGAGGTAAGAGATTATGGCAACGAGTACCTACATGACGTTTCTCATGCACCAGGGAACTTCCGCTGACAGCATGGAGAAGCTGATTGACATTACTGAGTTCCCTGACCTGGGTACTGACCCGGAAATGCTGGAAACCACCACGCTGTCTGACCGTATGCAGACCTTCATCCTGGGTATCCAGGGTAATGAAGCTATGACCTTCAACACCAACTACGACAAGACGGGCTACATGGCACTGAAAGCCTTGAAGAACAAGGAAGAGAAGTTTGCCGTGTGGTTCGGCGGTACTGAGAACGAGGACGGCACTGTCACTCCTACTGGTACTGAGGGTAAGTTCAGTTTCAAGGGTCAGCTTTCCGTGCGTGTCACTGGCGGCGGCGTGAATGAGGTTCGTGGTATGGCTATCACCATTGCCCCGACAACCGTTATCACGGAGGAATAAGCCCACACAATTTCAAGAATTGGAGGAAATAAGCAATGGCGAAGCAGATTATCTTTACTTACGATGGTAAGGAGTACACCCTGGAATACACCAGGCGCACAATTAAGCAGATGGAGGACGAAGGGTTTGTCGCAAGAAACATTGATGACCGTCCTATGACCCTTCTCCCTGCGCTCTTTGCGGGTGCTTTCAAGGCACACCACCGATTTGTTAAGACGGACGTGATTGATGAAATCTACGCCCATATGCCTAACAAGGAGGACTTGATTGGCAAGTTGGCAGAAATGTATAACGAGCCGATTGTGTCCCTCATGGAAGAGCCTGAGGATACCGCAAAAAACGTGGAGTGGACTGCAAGCTGGTAACGGGCTTGCCGTCTGAACCAGATGGGGGCGGCGGCACAAGCCGTCCGTCCCCTCTTTTACGTTACGGGGATAAATTTGAAGAGTGCTGCGGGTACTACATGAGTCTGGGAATGTCTTATCACGACTACTGGGATGGGGACGGTTCTATGGTGAAGTATTACAGAGAAGCGGAGGAACTGAGAAGGGAACGGCGCAACTCTGAACTGTGGTTACAAGCAGCCTATATTTACGAAGCGGTGTTGGACGCTTCCCCCGTCCTAAACCCTCTGAGCAAGAAAAACAAGCCCTACCCCTTCCGGTCTGAACCGATACCGCTTACCCGTACCGGGAACAAGCAGGTAGAGGAACGCAGGAAGAAGAAGCAGCTTGAAAATGGCAAGGAAGCTATGAGGGCTATCATGGCAAGTATCAACGAACGCTTCAAGAAGAAAAAGGAGAAAGGAGGGGAAGTAACCGATGGCGATTGATATTGAAGGTCTTGAATTTGAAATCGAAGCGAAGTCTGGCGAAGCGGAAAAGGGTATAGACTCCCTGGCAAAGAGCCTGGAACGCTTGAAGAAAGCTACGAAGGGCGGTATGGGGCTGACCTCTTCCGTGAAGCAGTTGGAGAAGCTGGAAAAAGCACTGGACAATTTTCATCCTGAGAAGCTGGAAAAGCTGGGTAAGGCACTGGAAAGTCTGAGCGGTGCAAGCAACGTCAAAATTTCTGCGACTGTTCCGAAGCGTATCTCTGACATTGCTTCTGCGGCGAACCAGTTAGACCCGCAGGCGATTGAGAACCTGGAACGGCTGGGGAACGCTCTACAGAATATCGGTGCAGCAGGCAATGTGCGGATACCGAATATCAACCAGACTGGCGGCGGGACTCAGGGTGGTACGAACCCTGTTCCGGGTGCTGCGGACAGCGGCACGGGTACAGCCAGTCAGCAGACGCAGGAACTCACGGGAAAGTTCGTCAAGCTGCGCTCTGTTCTCAGCAGCATTGGCGGGGTGTTCTCTAAGGCGTTCTCTACGGGCGTAGGCGCATTGAAGAAGCTGGGTAGTGCTGCCGGGAGTACCGCAAAGAAGCTGGCGGCAATGCCGTTCAGGGCTATCAAAAATCAAGCGTCCCAGATGGCGGCAAAGGTGAAGCAATGCACCTCTTCCCTGGGGTCGTTTTTCAGCAGTATCAAGAGAATTGCAATGTACCGGGCTATCCGCTTTGCCCTGTCCCAGTTGACGCAGGCATTTAAGGATGGCATGAACAACCTCTATCAGTACAGCCTACTGATGGGCGGCACGTTCTCCCAGAGCATGAACAGTCTGGCAACGGACGCTTTGTACTTGAAGAATAGCCTGGGTGCTATGGTTGCACCTCTGATTGAGTCCCTTGCGCCTGCTATCGACTACATTACGGAGAAGATAGCGAACCTGCTGAACCTGATTAGTCAGTTGATTGCGAAGCTGACAGGCAAGAGTACCTATACGGCGGCGAAGAAGGTAGCTACCGCTTATGCGGATGCTGCGGATGACGCTGCGGACTCTGCGAAGAAAGCCGCTGACAAAATCAAGAGTTATACCGCAGGTATTGACGAACTGAACATCTTCCAGGATACCAGTAGCGATTCCAGTTCCGGGGCAAGTGACAGTGGTACAGACTACAGTTCCATGTTTGAGGAACTACCCATTGACAGCAGCTTGGGTGACTTTGCTGACCGTCTGCGGCAAGCCTTTGAGGACGGGGACTGGGAGAGTCTGGGACGGTTGCTGGGTGACAAAATCAACACCATTCTGGACAACATCGACTGGAACGGTATTGGTCACAAAATCGGTAAAGCCCTGAACGGGGCTATCCAGACGGCGTACTACTTCCTGGATGAACTTGACTTCTATGCCCTGGGAAACCATGTAGCGGATTTGCTCAACGGGGCAATGGAGGAAATAGATTTCAGTTTCGTAGGCAGGTTGCTGGTCAAGCCTTTTACCTCCCTGATTGATTTTCTAATTGGGTTCGTGGAAGGTCTGGACTGGGCGTTGCTGGCTACCAGTCTGAGTGACTTGGTAGAGGGTGTGTTCGATGAACTGACGGACTGGCTGAACTCCTACGACTGGACGCAGTTGGGGTCTAACCTCTGGCAACACATTAAGGACTTCTTTGGCAACATCGACTACGGAGGTCTGGCAACCAGTTTCTTCACCTTCCTGGGTACGGCTATTCGTTCTGCCGCTCAGTTCCTCTACGGCTTTTTCGGAAGTATCGCCGGGGACATTAAGAACTGGTGGGACACGGACATTAAGGGTACGTCTTGGACGGAAACCGCAGGCAACCTACTGAAAGCTATAGGTAAGGGTTTTGTAAACATCGGTACATGGGTGTGGGACAACATCATTGACCCGTTCATGTCTGCCCTGCTGGGCGAGAAGTGGGATGACCTGAAAGATTGTGCAAGCAATATCTGGGAGTCTATCAAGACTGGCTGGAACAACCTGAAAGATAAGACTGTGGAGTTCTTTGCAAACGTGAAGAACAATGCCGCTACCTGGTGGAGCAACGTAAAATCCTGGTGGTCTGGGAAGGTCGGCACGGTCAGCGAGTTCGCAACCAACGTGAAAAATGACGCTTCTACCTGGTGGAGCAGCGTCAAGACATGGTGGGGCAACAAGGTAGGCGCAGTCCAGAACTTCACCACCAGTGTCACCAATAGTGCGGCTACTTGGTGGAGCAATGTCAAGTCGTGGTGGTCGGGCAAAGTTGGTGCGGTGAAAGACTTCACCACGGCTGTCACAGACCAGTCCTCTACTTGGTGGTCGAATGTGAAAAGTTGGTGGTCTGGCAAGGTCGGGGCTGTCAAGAATTTTACGACTGCCGTAACAGACCAGTCCTCTACTTGGTGGGCTAACGTCAAGTCGTGGTGGTCTGGCAAGGTGGGTGCAGTACAGCAGTTCACCACTTCCGTCAAAGACGAGTCCTCTACCTGGTGGAGCAATGTCAAGTCCTGGTGGAGCGGTAAGGTCGGTGCTGTCCAGCAATTCACTACCAGTGTGAAGGACGAGTCCTCTACCTGGTGGAGCAACACGAAGAGTTACTGGTCTGGCAAGGTCGGAGCGGTGCAGCAGTTTACCACCTCTGTCAAGAATGACGCTTCTACCTGGTGGTCGAACGTAAAGACCTGGTGGTCTGGCGTGGTAGGCAACCTCTCCGTGAGTGTGGCTATCAAGAACGAAGCTACTACCTGGTGGAATAACGTCAAGTCCTGGTGGAGCAATGCGGTGGGTACGCTCACCACCACCCTGAGTATTAAAGTTCCGAAAATCTCTGTTACATGGAGTACGGTAGAAGCCTTGGGACAGACCTTCAAGTACCCCAGTGGTTTCAACCTGACGTGGAACGCAAAGGGTGGTATCCTGGACGGCGCACAACTCTTTGGTCGGTTGGGTGATAACTTCCTGGGTGGTGGTGAAGCAGGCAAGGAAGCGGTGCTTCCTCTGGAAAGCCACACTGAATGGATGGATACCCTGGCTGAGAAGGTGCGTGACGGTCTGCCTGACGATGATGACTCTGGTGGTATCACCTATGAGGGCATGAAACGTGCGCTGGCTGACTTCTATGAAGAGTACGTCCAGGGAACGATGAACCAGATGGCGAACGACATGAGTACCCAGGCAAACAAGAAGGAGCAGACCGTTGTGAAAATCGGCAACCGTACTGTTTCGGACGCTGTGGTCACTCAGCAAAATGCAGATGGCTACAGATTTACTACTACCTAAGGAGGGGATGGACAATGGCATATTTGGCAATTAACGGGTATGAAGTCCCGTCCCCGAAGAGAGGGGTAGAACCTATCGTCACTACGATTGTGGACGCTGGGCGTGACGCAAACGGTACGGTGGTTGGTCAGCGCATTGGTCGTGACCAGTACAAGTTGAACAACCTGGAATGGGCTTGGCTGACTGCTGCGGAGTGGAGCAAGATATTAAGTATCTTGTCCAACTTCTTTGTGTATGTGACCTTCCCTGACCCCGTGACGAACCAGTTCATTACCATCAAAATGTATCCGGGTGACCGTACCGCTGAACCCTACTACGTGGATGACAGCGGGAAGCCTACCCATTACCGAAACTGCCGGGTCAACCTGATTGATGTGGGCGAATAAGGAGGGAGGAAAGATATGGAAAGCGTATCTAATGCGTACAAAGAAAGCATGAAGTCCTCTCTGCGGGAACGTGCCTATATCATGATTTCCTTTGGTCTGGTCAATCAGGAAGCCCAGGCAAAAGCCCGTATTGAAAGCGGGAGTTTTACCCGGTACACCAATACGGCAAACATCTTTGGGAAGAAAACGGACGATACCGCCTACGCTACGCTGGAAGAGAATTTCACGAAGGTTGACGGGTCTATGTTCTTCCTTCCCAGAGGTACAGCCGTGGGCGGGTACTATGACACGGGACTGACGAGTAAAGACCTGGTGTCTGCGGGTCAGGTAGTGGTCACCATCAACCTGAACATTGTCCCTACTGACTTCCGTGGTATCACAATCAACTTTGGGGACAACTACCCCGTAGACTTTGATATTTCCAGTGACCACGGGCAGACGGTAGAGTTCCGGGACAATGACCAGGCAGAGTTCACGACTGAGGAAGTTTTTCTGGATACCTCTAAGCTGACCCTGACCTTCTATCGCATGAAGAACCCGGATACCCGGTTGCGTATCTACTCTATCAGCTTTGGTTACGGTCTGGTCTACTACAACGACTCTGTAATGGAGTCCAGCTTGGAAAGCTACGTATCCCCTATTGGTGCGGACATTCCCCAGATAGACTTCACTGTGACCCTGAAAAATTACGACAAATACTTCAACGTGGACAACCCCAGTTCGGCAATTAACTTCTTGGAAACCGGACAGGAAATGGATATTTACTACGGGTATCAGCTACCAGACAGCGGAGAAATTGAGTGGATAAGAGGAAACCACCTTCTCTGTTCTGAGTGGGAGTCTGACGATTATACCGCAACTATCCGCTGCCAGGACGTGTTCAGGACGATGGACACGGAGTATTACAAGGGGCTGTATAACTCCGCTGGGAAAAGCTACTTTGACCTTGCCGTGGAGATTTTGAAGGAAGCCGGGGAAACCGAATACTACATTGACCCCCGGTTGAAAACCCTTTACAGCAAGAACCCTATCCCCCGTGTGAAGTGCAAGGAAGCCTTGCAGATTATCGCAAACGCTTGTCGGTGCGTCCTCTCTCAATCCCGTACAGGGCTTATTCAGATTAAGTCCAACTTTGTACCGCTGGCAGAGGTCAGCAGCAATGGTGAAGCCCCGTACTCCACGGTAGACAACATCATGAACAACGACACGAAGGATGAATACGCAAGCCTGAACACGGGCTACACCCTGGTAGACGGCGGTATGTTCTTCCTTCCCAGGAGCGGCGTGGAGGGCAGTAAGAAGCACACGGGTTACGTGTCCGCTGCCATTTCTGACGCTGACGGGAAGTTCGATGTGAACCCGGTTCTGACCATCAATCAGAGTGCGATTTGTATGTACTACGGTATCAAGCTGGTGTTCGGTAACGCCCTGCCCTCTGGTATCGTGGTCAAGACCTACAACAATGGTAGCTTGGTGGAGTCCTACACGGTGACGGAAACCATTCAGACCGAAACCATAGTCCTTCATTCCTTCACTGATTTTGACGTGATGGAGGTGGAGTTCACGGGGACGGCTGAACCGTATAACCGTATCGTCCTGAACTACTTTGCGTTCGGTGACGTGACCAACTTCACCATGACGAAGGGTGATATGACTTCCTCTCCGAAAGCTATCAAGCAGGAGGTTGTCAAGGAAGTCATTGTTCCCTGCTACAGCTACCAGACGGGCAACCCCGAAGAAAGCCTGGTCAGCGAAGATGTGACTGTAGAAGCCAATGAGGAAATGACCTTCTACATGGGTGCTGCGTCCTACGGATACAGACTCCTGCTGGATGAACTGGCTACTACGAATGTGGTCATTCAGTC